CATGTTCATTAGATAATAGAGAACGACAAAAGTCAATTCCTTGCTGAACTGTACTCACTCCTGGGATTGTTTCATCTGCAAACACTTCTTGCACAGAAGCCTTTGCTGTCTGTGATAAAAACGACCCTTCATTTAAATAAAATGAAGTGGAAACTGTCTTTTTACGTTTCACTTTCAGAATAGCCTGCCGGCAAGCAGAAAAATATTCTCCGGAAGAGATTGTGGCCTGAATATCTGAAGGAAGTTTGCGCATTCCTGTGATATCAGGATATCCCAATGCTTTCTGATTCCAATCTGAATCAGGTATATCAACAGGTAATGTTTGCTCTCCCCATTCGTTGAAAAACAAGTTAGGACGTTCAACCTCCAGCTGAGTACCTGGAGCTAATTGATAAGATATTCCCGTTTTTAAATTCGTTATTTTCATTTTTTATCCTTTTGAACCAATTTGGCGACTACGATCACGAAGTTCCTGTTTCTTCTCAAATTCACTCAACGCAACAGAAGCATTTACCCCGTTCTTATTCATATCTATAATAGCATGAGCAAACTTCTCCATCAATTCTGGAGGTAGTGCTGCACCGCTTCCGTCATTTTTGGGAGTTCCGGTTGAAGGAATGGGTTGTGAAATACTTCCTCCGGAAGAGAACCCTGCCATCTTGGATCGTATGACCTGATTCAAGTCAAGTGTCCGGATAGTGCCGGCTTGCTGCGACTTATCAATCATATCAAGGATAGGACCAACGGTAGGATTCTCGACGGCGGCATTACTAGCCACCCACTCTTTTGACCGGCCTGCCGGTCCCTCACCAACAATTACAGTTGGTTTATCAATAAAGCCACGGGCGTCCGGATCATAATCGGCACCGGCAAACAACTTACCGTCTTGAGCACGGCGGACATCAATTTTACCACCATCTTCACGACCAGTTGCCACACGTTGACCGGATCCTTTTGAAGAACTACTTGATCCAGAAAGGGTCATATTCTTAACTTTTTGTCGTTCAGCATTAGCAGCAGTAATCTGAATAACAGATGTTGCTGCCAGCATTGCAGCTGCAATTGCTCCTCCAATCGGACCAAGTTGAGCAAAAGCCTGCATTATAGAAAGCCCAGTACTAGCTATAATTTCAGATACTTTGATAGCAAACTGTACATCAGCATACTTCTTTTCTATATTTAATTTCTTTTGTGCCTTCTCTTTTTCAAGACGCTCAATCTCATCCGAATTACCTTCAGCCGCCTCTATTTCAGCATTATATTTCTCATCAATATTATTTAATTCAACGTCCTTGAAAGTATTAAAAGCTGAAGACAGCATCTTTGTCGTAGCAGAAATTGCCGTTTTCATATTTTGAAGTATATTATCTCCAAAATCTTTCCAAAAATTCGGTTCATTAACACTTTCTAGTGCAGTACGAATTGAGCCAATGGCATTCACTAAACTCTCAACGTCTCCAGCCAGCTCATTACCAGACATTCCATGAAGTAATTTTTCCGAGTTTTCTGCTAACTTATTCTTTTCATCATAGTACTCCTTTTGTAATTTATATCTTGCTTTATTATACAAATTAGTAATTTCAGTTTCATCTTCACCATTCTGGCGTGCATATTCCAAAGAAGCTTGATAGTAAGAATCAAGCAACGATAGTTGTATATTAAGTTGACTCTTTAACTTTTCCTCCGGACTTAATTCCTTACCAATAAAACCACGTATACCTTCAATATTAGTTTGATAAGTCTGTTCTGCTTGCAACCTTTTATTAAAAGAATCTTGTTCCGATTGCTGAACTCTTTTTGCAGCATCCTTTACAACCTTTTCTTTTAGTACTAGATTTGCGATAGTAAGATTCTCCGTCTTATCTTGATATTCTGTTTCTATTCGTAAGACTTCATCTGCAAGGTTGGAAGCTGCTGTAACTTCTAAGATATTATATTGCTCTTGAGAAATTTTCTTATTCTGGAGTAAGAGCTTATATGCATTCAAAGAAGACTGATTACTATTTTTTTCTTTGTTCAAATCATTAATTCGAAGCTGTTCGAGTTCTCCGAGCATATTTTTTTCTTTTTCTAAAACGGCTTTAGTCTCATCGTCTGTTTTCTTTTTTGCTTTATTTTCAGCTTCTGAAGTAGCCTTAACAGTACCCAGTTCGCGATATTTCTTTATCAAATCGTCCAAACGTTCAAGTTCTCTATTTTTCTTTTCAATATCATCCTTATTGGCTTCACTCCATGTATCTTGTACAGTCTGCCGTTCCTTCTCATATTTCTTTATCAAAGAATTAGCTTCCATCTGCTTTTTAATTTCTTCGTCAGAAAGCGCAGTAACTGTTTTTATCGACTGGATATATGGTTCATATTTCTTATTAATATCATCTACACCAGCAGAAAGAGACTTTTGATCATCACGTAAAGAAATGAAAGCATCTCTGAAAGCTGTCATATTATCATTGCTCAATGTAGAATGGAAATATTTACCAAAAGTATTCCAAAAATCCACCATACTTTTAGATGATTCATTAAAGAAAGCCTCTAAGCCTGGTTTCAATTTCGCAAATGTCTGTTGTCCCATTTGGCTTTGTGCCTCCAGCATTAAATACTCTATCTTCTCCATTTGCGTAGTTACATTCTTTTCTACATAATCAGCCATAGTCTTTGCTTTCATTTCTGTAGCAATACGACTAATTAGAGCTTGGTTTGCATCATTTTGTGCACGAGTTATTTCTTTGAGTTTCGCACTTTCAAGGTTATAGTTACCTATCAAATCAGGATACCTATCATTCAACTCTTTCACCAAACGTGAACGTTCAGTAGTTCCCGGATTTGTTTTCTTCAATTCTTCAAAAATATTATTAAGTGATGCCTTCTCTACTGCTAATCGTTTATTAAACTCCCCAACTGACTTATCTGCCACGGATGTTTTATTACCGAACAAGTATAGTGCCGCAGCTGCTGTAGTAATTAGAGTTGTCACCAAACCAAGTGGAGAGGCCTTTAACACAATATTGAACATTTCCGTTGCTGCTGTGGCCAAATTGCATCTACCCTTATAAAGGTCCATCACAATCAATTTCGCGAGAAAAGCTTTACGAGATAAAGCCAATTGAACTGCCTGAAGTTTTTCTGCAGTAATAGAAAGCATGGTACTTGAAGCATGTTTAGCATTCCAGGCGGTAGCAATCTTCTGTACTGCAATATAAGTAGTGACAGCAGTTACTAATGTCACTAAAGCAGCTCTGTGTTTCACTATCCATCCAACAAGTTTCATTGTACCGATTTCCATGCCTCCATACACGTCATCCCATTTTTCTTTTAAAGGCAGCAAAGTCTCACCTAGTTCTCGTTGTGCATTTTTAAATTCAACACTCTTCCGCATAGCTCGATCAGCAGCAGACACATAATTATCACCTGCAGCAGCCAACTGTTTATCAACAATAGAAGCAACAGCTGACATAAAGTCTCCCGTTTTAGCCATTTCTTCATTTATTTCGGCTGCTGACAATCCCAAGTTATCAAGAATCATAACTGATTTACGTCCAAGTCCGGTGACAATTGACTGAGTCATATAATCCACAGACTGCCCAGTCTGCTGCGCCTTTAATTGCGCAAATTGCAGGTATTTACCAAGATCCTCTAAAGGTATACGGAAGTCTTTAGCTTGAACTGCAGCTTTCATCAAATCCAAGTCCGTAACAGTATCTTTTGTAGCCTTACGAAGTTTATCAAGCATAGTCCCATCATCCATAGCACGAAAAGCTCTAGTTACACCATCAGCAGACTCAGCCATTTCTACTCCTTCAAGTGCTATATCTTTCATCTTCGCAAGAGTATTTCCAGCCCATTCCGCCATTTTAGTAAACAGGTTACCCATCATTACAGATATCGTACCTTCACCTTTAGCCAGTTCTGCCATTCCTTTTGCATTACCTTTCAAGTCGGACATGCGTTCGTTCACCTTTTGCAACTGGCGTTCCAAATTCGCATATTCTTCTGGATTGAGAGCTTGAGACATGTTATCCAATTGAGTTCGCAAATCTCTAGCTTGTTTTTTAAGCTGAACCATAGACATAGCACTTATGTCTAGTTTCTTTCTTAGCTCCTCTATTCTCTTATTATTTGCAGAAATTTGCCGAGTGTATTCCTTACATTCTTTTGAAAGGTTCTGATACTCTTCCGTATTTTTTTTGCCTTGTGCTTCGAGTTCAATCATAGCCTTCCGTCGTTCACGTTCTTCTTTTTTCAAAGTTGATGTCGCCTTTGTCAAAGAATGAATCTCTTGTTGTGCTTTAGAAGTTTCTGCAGAGACAATATACTTTATCTCATCCTCTGAAAGATGTTTGCCTTTTCCCATAATTACCAGTTTTGAGATTGTTCATACTGAAGAGCCTGTTCCAGTTCACAACGAATAGTATTCTGAATTTCTTTCGTAAAGCCATATCGAAGTTCAGGAAAAGTTTCATGATAGAGAACACCCCAAACTGTACAGTTATAGAGAGCTAAGTTACTACGAATATGACGGGATACACGGTCGCTCCCTTTTCGATACCGAATATCCAAGTAACGCAAATAAGGAAGAATACGTATGTAATACACCTGTCTACCCTCCGCTTCTTGAGAAGTAAAAGGTCTACGTTGGATATATGACATAAGATTCCCTGAACGGGTATTAAGATAAGTACGAACTACCTTCTCTTGGGTTTCATAAATCAGATTGATACCTTGTGAGATAGTATCGTGAACAAAACGTTTTTTAATTAATTCATCTGTGACCATAATTCGCTGAACTTATTTTCAGCGAATTTACTGGAAGCTATCAGGAAAGGAAAGGACAAATATTAACGACGAAAGATATACCAATAGATAGGAACTCCCAACAAGGGAGTTAAACATATAGAGAATATGAAGAATAAGAATTTCTCCATCCAAGACCGATGCATTGTAAAAAACGGCATCAGCAAAACAGTTACTATTAAAATAATGAACAGTACCATATCAATGATTTATTGAGTCAAATATAGACAATAATTTTCCGATATCCAAGAATTATCCGGGAGTATTAACCAAAGTATACTCCCGGGCACAGGCCTATTTGGAAGACTTCAGTTCAAGCATCCACCGAAAATCACATCCCGATGCTCCGGGACGGTTTTGGAACTTAAATCCGGCGTCCGTCATTGCTTTAAATATACTCTTTCGATATATTGGCCGCCGGATCCAGTTTCTTTATAGATTGATAAACTTCATCGGTCGTAAACCAGTGTGTTGTATGCCGGGCATCCCATGCAGGCTTAAAAGTAGCCTGTAAAGCAGCAATATAAACACTTACATTAGTAATTTCTTCTGATTGATCTTTCATGCTATTTTTCCTTTCTTTATTACTTTCCCATTTTTAATCACAGAGAAGGGAGGGATTTTAACACTTTCCTCGAGCATCTTCGCTTGAGACAATATGACTTCTGATTGCATGCGCAAAAGTTTAAGTACCTCATCCGAGACAAATACAGTTTTTCCTTTCTTGATCATATCTCACCTCCTTTCTGACTCTTCTTTGCCCGATAAACACAATAAGCAGCCACCAGTAAAAGAGGAAAGAAGATCAGACCGAAGCTAGTAAATCCAATTGCTCGAAAATACCAACGATCGGAAGTAGTACGTACTTCACAATCCAGTGCTAAAGCACTATAATAACGGCTTTGCAGATTATTAACTTGCTCTGTTAGAGCTTTGACATTGCTAGCGACATTGATGTCGGGAGCAGACACGACTGGCGTGTTGAGAATTTGAGTTTTCATAACTGTTTGGTTTTTAGCATTTAGGCAAATTTTCTTGAATACAAATAAATACAAGAACGGCTGCCATATCCCGAGTTTCGCTAAAAACCAAACAGTGTCACTCCGTAGAGCAAAAAAGTTTATCGGAAAGGCAGCCGCCTATATCATAAATTAAAATCTCCTATAAAAAAAGAAGACTAATGGGCATAAAAAAAGCCCTTCGAATTTCGCTGAGCATTTAACCGCTACTCTACGTACATGACTAACATGTTTGGTTTTTAGCTTTTGCAAATATGAGGATAATATTTGAATATGCAAAAGAAAAAACTATTTTTTATCATAATACTCAATTATATCTTTCAACTCCTTACCAAAAGAATAAATATCATCCAACTTATTTATTTCATGCTTTGTTTCTTTCTTATTTTCATCAAAAGTAGATATATATTTTTTACTTATACTATTGAAGTACATACGACATATAGGCTTTCTATTATTATCGTCAAGTAGTATAGCAAAATAAGTTTGCGCATCACGATATACGACCCTAGATATATCAACAACAGGGCGAAGTATCGATTTTACAATCATATAACTTTCAATTTCTTCTTCGGTAGTGATAATTTTGTTATCCTCCACAGAAGAGGATTCTGTCAGTTCTAAAGATTCTCCTTGATTATCCTTCTTTTCTACGTCAGCTTCCGTCTTCAAAGCTGATTTCAAGCGTTCCGAAATCAAATCATTAACATATGTACTGATTGATTTTTTTGTTAAAGAAGTAAATTGATCAAGAATTTTAGCCGTAATAACTCCATCATACACCTGTTTCGCAAAATACCGAACAAAGTCTGGTGAAGGATTTACAAACTCTTTTGCAATAATAGTTTTTAGTTCACCTGTATACTTCAACTCACTAGCCGAACTTAGTACATTATCAACATCAAAATAAGATTTATGAAACTTCTTCAATTCTTCAACCTGATTATCCTTCAAATCAGTAATGTCCACTTCTAAGAATGGTTTTTCATCCATCTTGTTTGGCTCAATCAAATCAGTATAAAAACGATAGATAATGCCATTAGTCAATAAACCAAATTTCGCTTTAGATACATTGAAGTAACGTATAAGTTGGTTATCATGCAAATTGAGATCCTGTGCCCAATGTTTACATTCAATAAGAAGCACAGGTTCACCATCTTTCATGATAGCATAATCTATTTTTTCTCCCTTTTTCATCGCGATATCACAAGTCATCTCCGGAACTACTTCCAAGGGATTAAATACGTCATAACCTAGTGCATTAATAAATGGCATAATAAATGCGTTCTTAGTAGCTTCTTCAGTGAGAATGTTTTCTTTGAGTTTGAATACTCGTTCAGAGAGTTGTTTGATGCTGTCTTTAAAATCCATAGTATTAAATAAAATGAATCTTCTGTCAGCGTGCGCCCACTGGAAATTACTCCAGAATCTGATATTTTCAGATTACACGCTGACAGAAGATTCAGACTAATTTTGTTTGGGCCTTTCAAAAATGGTGATAATATTTGAAAGCACAAAAGAAAAGAACATTTATTTTCGAATAGCCATACCCGAAATGATTATACGATCTGGCTCCCATCGAATTTTAAGATTGATAATACCATTTGCATCAACCTCTTTCAATGTATTTGCCATACGCTCCATAGCAACGTCAAGACTAGGACTCATACGCATATATTTCCCGTTAGATTGATTTCTTTCAACATCAGCATACATATCATCCACATTGTTCTTTTTGTTCTTATTGGCGACTTTAAGTACCTTCTCTTTTTTAACCCATCCACTTACTTCTGTAGCAGACACACTTCCCAAAGTCTTATAGTCAAAGGAAACTGAATTAGATTCTGTAACATAAATCCCTTTATTTGTCAATGGAGAATAGTCAAGAAAAGTAGAAAACCCATAAGGTTCTGGATACGAAATAGCAGAGGTTGCACAAGAAGTCAACAACCCAATTGCAAAAACAAATAATAATACTTTTTTCATTCTGTGTGTTTTCAAAGTTTATTATTTACATCATCAGCGTCCAATTCTTCTATAATATGGTGAAATATATCTTTGGACGTTTTTAGAATAGCTCCTTCCATTAATTCTGCATGGTCCTTGCTTAATAAATTCTCCTTAAGCAAATTATCAAATAAATTGTACTTAACAAATAGAGTCTTAGCTTTTGAGAACAAAAGAGAATTATAAAAAACAACACACAATTCTTTCGTTGTTAACATCGAATGTATAAAAGCGACATATGTAGAGAATCTGTCATCAATAGCTTTCCTTTCAGAAAGAAGAAGCCCCTTTTCGTTTAAACATTTCTGTTTTTCATTATCTAGAAACTTTATAATATTATATAAATGACGACAATAGTGCCCAATAACATTTTGATATCTAGCAAATATATGACCATAAATACATCGACACATTAACATCTCATTTGGTTTCTGTTGTGCTTGCTTCACTGTTGATTCCTTTATTGCATATATATACGTTGAATAACTCTGATTATACCGTTCATACATATGCCTTACTTCTCCTTCATAATCATATTCAGGATCATTTTCATATTCAATGGAAATAGCATAATCTTCTATCTCCCGCTCAACATCAGCCTCGTTCCACGGAACATATTTTTTCTGTTTATAAACAACATATAGTTTACTCATTTCTGAATATATACGATCAAAAAAAGCGTCTGATTCACATGTTTCTGAATGATAATTAAAACCTGCACGACCTCTAATAATACAATGAAACTGCCCTTTTAAACTATTTTTCAAATCTTGTTGTGTTTTCAATAAATTAAAAAAAGTAGTCTCAAATTGTTGTTGTTGCATTAACTTTTTATTGTCACTCATTTCGCGCATCTGATTAGACAACTCTTGAGATTGCATTCTTAAAGCAGAAAAATATAATAAGACTCCAGCCAAAGCCCAGATAGAACCAATTATACCTCCAAAGAAGTCTCCAATCTGACCTGTCCTTGCTATATCTGCATCTTTAATTTCACCAAGTACAGAATAGTCGTTACAACATAGTCCATATATATAAATTCCAAACACGGCACACCCTATAGCAATACATACCCAGGCTATTGTTTCAGTAATTTTCTTCATATTATTCATTTATTAATCCTTAACATCCTCAATAGGAAGGGCGCTTTCAATTAACTTCTCAACTAAGCCTATACGTTCTACAAGTTTATTTTGATCTGTAGCTCGAACGGTCATACGCATTGAGAAGCAGCACCATCTCCCGAATTTATTCATTAGTCATATCTGCTATCCAATCTGTATCAAAATCCTGATTACGCCCAATATTGTGAAAACAAATCACTGCTAATGGACTGTCTAATTGTTCCTCCTTTATCATAGTATTATAAAAATCAACTCCTCATATCGTGCGCCAACCGGAACCACCCGGAATCCGATTTTACGGATTACACGATATGAGGAGTTGAAATGTGGTTTTTACTTGGCAAAAACAAAGATAGTCAAGAAAAACGAAACAACCCAAAAATATTTTGACTTTTTTTTATCAAGATAATGCAGAAGCTGCATTATTCAATTTATCAGCAACATCTTTCAGCGCATCAGATAAAATATTCAATTACCATGCACCTCATTTCCATTAATGCGTTGATGCAGCCAAGAAGCTGATTTTTCAAAATATTGCTTGGCAAATTCTGATACAGAGATGAATGGAAGTACTTCAGATAAAACTTTTCGCACTTCAATCTGTCTTTTCATCTTTTTAGCATCTTCAACTACTTGGTGAATCCGAACAAAATCTTCATCAATAGCCGCATGCAATTCCTGTTGGTCTTCTGGTCGTAACGAATCAAAAAAACGATCCATCTCTTGTTCCGCTTTTTCACGATCAGAACCTTTAGCCTCGAGGCATGCTGTTTTTAATCTGAAAAAATCTTCTTTTACTCCCATCTTACTTAAATTTTAGATAAAACAAAATAATGAAGAAGATGAGTTCCCCACCCCGTCGAGTGGGGAACTCTTTTTCTACCGAGCAGATAACCTCTGAATCTCAAGCTTGAGATTCTCAATTTCTGCATCAAGTACCGATTTTCTATAACCAATTCCAATGAGTCGGTTATAATTTCGGAGGTAGTAGTTAAGATTTTCTATTAACTCATCTACCCGCGCTTTTAACGCTTCTTCATCAGTCATTCAAAGAGCTCTTTTGTTTGACAACACAAAGATAAAGAAACTATTATCACAAACAAAACTTTTGATAACAATTTCTTTATCAAATTGATTATTTAACAGTTACATACCCAAAAGCTATTAAATCTTCAATAAAGTTCTCCGGAGAATCAGCACGAATAACGTTTCCTGTTTGGTCGCGATATCGATCAGCAAAGTTGAACATATATTCCTGATCGGTACATTCGGAATCAAAACGACTACCTTCCCGAAGTTTGGTTACAAAATCTGCAGCCGGTTTGCGGGGTGCCCTTTCACGTCTCAGACGAGCGTGTTTCGGAGCTTCTTCCGTAAGATGCAGCTTGTCTGCTTCCACACGAGGCAGATGTTCGTCAGCACGGATGGTAGCCGCGTTCACCTGAGGAACGGCGTGTTCACTCATGACAACGTCTTCGATGGCGGCAACGACCGGAGAGACAGGTGCGGGCGGCACAACGGATCTTGAGGCACGCGGTTCTCTGTCGCCTCTGTCCTTGCGCAGACGACGTGCTCTGCGAGTGCGAGGACGCTGTTCTGTGGCGTTGGACTGTGATTCAACGGACGGCACTACACGGACGGCAGTTTCGACGATGATTCCTTCAACGGCATCTGCCGGAGCTTTCTTTTCTTCAGCCTGGACAGCCGGAGTTTCGGCAGCGACAGGGGCCGGAGTGGGAGCCGGTACGGGTTTTTCAACCTGCGGCTGAACCTGGACGGCTTCGACGGGTGCCGGAACGTTCTGTTTTTCAACAGGTTTTACTGCTTCTTCAACAGCTGCCGGAGCCTGAACGGGCTTAGCACTTCTTTTATCCTGTAAAGCGCTGTTTTCCTTCAAAGCCTTGCGAGTACGTTCGATTCTTTCAGGCTTTTCTGTCTTTTCGACAGCGGCCGGACGAACGGCAGGAACATTCTTGGCTTTTTCAACCGTCTCTTTCTGGCGTCTGTCTTCAGTCTTGGTCGGTTTTACCTGACGCGGCTGTTTGGGCGCGCGCTCAACTTTTTCCTGTTTGGCGACAGGCGTACGTGTCTTACGCTGATCGTCTCTTTCCTGACGACGATTCTTACGCTCGCCGCGCTCTTTTCTGACGGAAGATTTGTCGCCGCGGCTGGAATTGTTCTTGGCTTCTTCTTTCTCTTCAGCTTCAGAATTTCCGGTGAAGAAAGCAAGAATCTTCTGGAAGAAGCTCTTTTCTTTCTTGGCAGGTTCTTTGAAA